GCCAATAAAATCCAGACGCCAGAAACCACAAAACCCCTGACTTCTTTCGAAATCAGGGGTTTTGTGTACTGAATGTGGCGGTGAAGGAGAGATTCGAAAGTACCCGCACCCTCGTTCTCTCAGCCGACGCCCCGGAATACAAGGGCTCCAGCGATGCCAGTTGCGCAAAAGCATTCCCATGCCATTCCCACGCGCACCAGCATGAACCTCAGTACGCGTGCGTATCACACGTATAGGGGGCTGAGATTCGAAATCTGGAGGGGGTCAAAAAAAAGAGTAACATAAGTAATCTTGACCATTTTTCACGCTCAAGCTATTGAATTTAAAGGACTTCTTCAAACGACAAAACGGTAATATTCAAGTAATAATGAAGTAATCTGATCACTCTTTATAAATGTAATTCTCACTCTTATAAAAACCCTTTATAAACAACGACTTGGCAAATAATTACCTTTTCAATTACTTCTCTGTTACTCCTTTTTGTAATACCAAACCTCACGGAATACGCTGCCTTCAGCCCATTCCCCAGAGGCTGTTACTGAAATTACTCCTTTTGAAACGCCCCCCCTTACCGCCACAGCAAAGCATCCAGACCTTTCGAAGAAATACGGCCTCGGTGCAGGGTTCCGCAGGCTTTCAACCTCCCCACAACGCCAAGCAAGCGCTTAGCCTGAGCCGCCGGAAGTGGTCCGCAGGGACGCAGAAAAAACGACCCATTTAGCCCGCAGGCGAGGTGGGGGGACGACGGCGCGCGCCAGGTGCAAACTCCCTGTCCGGGCAGCTTGTGGCACGCCAACTCCCCATTTTGATGAGCTGTTCGTCGCCTCGTGCTCGCAGACCTTCAGCGGCTCAATTACTGTACGAACATCCAGTACCGGTACAGCGATTTAACCTAAATGAATTTCAACCAAGCCAAGGTATTCAGAATCCAGCTTTGGCGCGCCGCCCTCGACGACCAGGACTTCCGTATGCAAAACCCCGAAGGTCATCGTGAAACTCTTCATGAAATGGCTGCGGCCCTGTACGCAGAGGGGCTGATTGATCCGCTTGAGCAGTTTGAAATGAACGAATTGGCAAACGCTGCCTATTGGCACGCCGTCGAGGAGCTGCAGAACTCGCCCTGCCATTACCGCGGGGCTTCGACCTATGACGTTGTACAGATCGACAACGGAACGTTGCTGGGCACCATCAGCCGCTCGATATTCAACTTTGCGAATGATGAACCTCGTGGCGCTTCCTTCGCCTACGACGGGAAGGTCTACTCCCACGCAGAGGGCGTGAGGCTGACATTGGGACTTTCCCGGAAAATTGGGAGAATTTCAGGCTTGGTGTTGGAGATGAATGGTCGTCGGTATCAACTGGTCGAGACCGAACGAATGATCGCAGGCGTCACCCACCGCCCCCTTTCCGACGCCGACACTTACCGTGCGCTTATAGATGCAGCGCAGGTGGCCCATGAGGAACGTGATCTGCGCGCTTTTGAAAAGGTGAGACCTCATATCGAGTCGGCGGCCTTTTGTATGTGCCCTACCTGCCTTGATCGCTTTGACGCGCGTGACGACTGCCTGACCTGCGCCGGAAAAGGTTTTGTGACTAAGCCGGTGCCAGCGGGTCTACGCTGAAAGCTCAACGCGAGGATCTGGCGATGTGCGGACGACTCTCCCAGTACAGCGGCATCCACGACTTCGTGGCGCCGCTGAGCATGCCGAACGCAGTGGGAAATATCAGAAATCAAGGGTCTGATTTGATCAGTCCTTTTGATACGATTGAAGCTGGGGACGAGAAAGCAATGGGTGATAGATCCAAATGCTTTGTCGTTAGCCCGGCTCGAACAAGCATTGAACTTGACCTGGCACAGGGAAGACGCGCAAAAGTAGAGTCACTATGTAGATTATGAATGCCACTCAAGGAGAAGAAAGATGGGGCAGGAAAACTTTCACGCAAGCGTTCAGTACGGTGATTTTAAAGGTACAGCAGCTGCTGATCGCCGCGATCAAGACAGCATTTCTCAGTACCTTGAAAAGGAAGGCTTGATAAACCAAGGAGAATTCTTGGTCGGAATAGAGGCGTACGCCTCAGAATTGTCAGGCAAGCCCCAAGTGACTGACATAAGCGTTACTGCTTTGGTAACAAAATACGAAGGGTATGACGATGTTCAGGCGGCAGTGGATTCTGGTAATCCGCTCAAAGTTCGCAAAATTCAATTTGATATGTCTCTTGTAGAGTTTTTCAGCCTTTTCAAACGATTTCAGATCACAATCTCCAACCATGGAATGATCGATCAACGTGACATCATTTTTTGACGATCGAAAGTAAGAACATTGTGCCCCGAGCTAATTAGTCGGGGCCAATTCGTACGGTTTGAATCGCACAACCTCTTCACCTAACCAATCATTCAGCTGCAACATCCGCGTCTGTATCGGTTCCAGTTCATTTGCCGCGTAAATCTGCGCCGCCTCGCGAATCGATCCAAACCCACCCGCGTTCTGCGGAACGATGCCCATCAACTGCGGTGGAATGCGCAGGCTCGCCAACACATCATCCCGCGTCTGATTCTTGATCGAATTGAATTCATCCTTTGCCGCCACCTCGCTGACCGGGATCAGCTGAATCCCGTCCTTCTTGCCGGTCGGCGAATAAACGAACAAATTCCGGAAATTGCCTGGTCCCTTCGATTCCTTCAGTGCCTTGCGCAACGCATCGATGTCAGCCTCGGTCTGCGCCGCATCCGTCATGTAAAGGATGAACCCGGCATGACTGCCGTTCTCGTAGTACTTGCGCCGAAAGAGCGTCGCCGACTCGTTCAACAGCGCCGACTGCAACGCGCTGATCCACTCCGGCAGTCCATAAATCTCCTGATGCAGATCCGCCTCACGCAGGTGAAAAATGTTGTCTGGCTCAAAGGCGTGTTCGTCCTTCCACCCGCGCACCTGGTAGAACTGCCCATCCGGCCCGGCGCGCATGTACTTGGCCAACGGCGTTTCCAATTTGCGCACCCCACCCAGCCGCGAGCGGCGCCCTTCAAGGTAGCCATTGCCCAAGCACAAAAAATCCAACGCAAACTGCTCAAACGAAGCCCGCGACAACAGCGGATGCGGGATAAACGTCTTGCTCAACAGATTGCGTTTGAACATCAGCCCCGAATGCAGATGCACGCTCGCCCCCACCGACCGGGCCAGCCCATCCAGCGACAGCGGCGGCTCATACCACCGCCCGTTGAACCAGCACTCCAAATAGTCGAAAACCTCCCGACCACCCAGCACTGGCGTCGGCTCGCCGAAAGAAAACACCTGCGTCCCGACGCCGGCGGCGGATGTGGTCGCGGGCAACGTCTGGTTGGCCAATTGTTCGGTCATCAGTAAATCTCCATACGCCCGGTGTTGGCAGTGGTCTGCCCCTCAAGCGGTTCGTGGTGCAATGCGTGAAAGAGTGCCCAGGCCAAGTCGGCGTGACCGGTGTTGTCATTGCGGCCTGCGGTGTAGGTGTACTGGCGTCCGCCGGCGGTGATGGTCTTGCGGATCGCCATGAGCGACTGGGCCATGTCGGTCCAGCCGGCATCGAATTCGAGCCGGCCCTTGTGGATCACGTCATAAGCCTTGAGTACGAGGCGCGTTTTGACTTCTGGTGAGTAGCTGAACGTGGTAACTGCCGGGAAGAACTGGCGCACCAGCTGGGCCACGCCGCTGCCCAGACCGGTCACGTCGATCCCGATGTAGGTCACCCAGTAGCGGTCGCAGACGCTCTTGATGAACGCGGCCTGCGCGGCGAAGTCCATGCCCCGGAACTGGTGACGCTCGAGGATGCGGAACTTGCCGCCCGGAACCAGTGGCGGCGCGACCACCACCATGCCGGAACAGTCGCCCGTCTCGGCCGGGTCATAGCCGATCCAAACCTGGCGGTCGCCGAACGGGCGCATGGCGAAGGGTTTGTAGTCCTCGGCCCACTCGACCCAACTGTCCACCATGCACGACTGCAAAAGGGTCAGCGGAAAGATGCTCGCGCCATCGTCGACGAACTCGCACATCAGCAGGTTGGCGAACGCCTCGGGGCTGTACTCGCGGCGCAGTTCCTCAATATCGAACAGGTCACAACCGCCCCGCTCCGCATCCAGAATCGTGACGATCTGCCGCCACAACCGATCCTCACAGAACCGGCCCTGCTGGAGCGCACCGTGGGACACGTCAACCTTCGTATGCTGTGCGGCGGGCTTGCCCTTGTTGAAGCGCTCGCCCGTCCAGAAGGTGTACGCCTCGTGGGCCATGCTCGACGGCGTAGAAAAGTAGGTCTTGCGCCACTTCTTGTGCATCGCCATGCCCGAGGCGACCTTATTCAGCTCTTCAAACTTGAACGTCCAGAAGAACTCATCGAAGTAGAAATTGCCGTGATAGCCCTGGGCAGTGCGGGCGTTGGTACCGAGGAAAAACAGCTCGGCGCCGTTGGG